TGAAATTGATTATTCATTATGGAATCCGGATCATCCACTTGGAACAGAATATTATGGTACTATTATTGAAAATATGCCAGTAACTGAAGCAATTCCGGATGAAACTCAGGCGTTAAAATATAAATTGGTAACATTGCCAAAACAAACAACTAATATACCTGTTGTTACAGTAGGAAATACTTCAATAACGCTTCGTGCTTCTGGCGATAGTACTGTAATATCTCCTAATACAAGCAATTTTCAAGGTGGTAATGCTAATTTAGGATATACTGCAATTCTTTCTGATTCGACAGTATGTGATATTCAAGTTACTAGAGCATTACAAAATTCCGTACTTCCAACTACTCCTCGTTTTATTGGAGATAATGAAGATGCACAAAGTGTTGCAGTAGCAGGATTTGAATTTAAACTAGTTGCTAAAACGCAACTTATTGAAGATAAAACTGCGACAGTAACTATAATTGGTAATGAAACGGGCGGAAGTGTAACATTAACAGTAACAGTTAAAAAAGCAACAACTGCAACTTTATAATAGGTTAAAAAATGAATTATAAAAAATTAAAACAACAACCAAGACAAGGCGCCGTACCTAGAAGGAATCTACCTAATCTATCATCGATTTCACAACTTGTACGAGAAAATCAACAGCTATCACAAGAAAATCAAGTTTTATCAACAACTAATAATGGCGTTACGGAACAAGTACGCCAATTGGCTCAACAACTTGCTAATCAGATTGTTGCTGAACAACAACAATCTCAAATATTAGCTCGTAATGGTAGAACATATACGAAGTTTGACCCTGTTAATGATATTATTGGAAATCAAACGGAAACAGTAACAGCTGGATTATGGTCAGATAATGTAGCTAGTTTAGAAACATTTTTTACTAGTTCAACTCAAACTACAACTCAACGACGTTATTATGTTGATGTATTACATAAAGCACCTGCAGAAACTGGTTCTGCAGTACAATTTTCATTAGCATTCGGCCATGCATTAGGAAGTGGATCTGATTCACAAGGTCAACTTAATGATTCTCCTAGCAAAGCAATTTATTCACAATATCGACAACTTTTACTTAATCCAACAGATACACGTTTTACGACAGCCGGTTCTGGAAGTACTGATTATGTATATGTGATCAATTTTAAACGTAATCGATTAAAAGAACGTTTAGATGCAGGAAATTGGGAATTGCCGTTACGTACAATTTCTGGTTCTAGACCAACAAATGCAACTGGTAGTATTGTAGTTTCTGGATCTAAAATTATTACATTGATTGATGATTCATCTATTTCATCTGCTACTATAGGTGATTCTGGTAAAGTTTATAACATTGTATCGGGGTCAATTAATAGTGGCGTATTTAATTCTACTGCACCGATATATTATGGATTAGCTTATCCAGATTATGGTACATTAATATTAGATGGTAAAATGTTAGATCAACAATTACGTTTTCAAACTAATACCGGTTCTAGCTCAGAAGGAAATAATCATTTTGCACTTTTCCACTCTATTTCAGGCTCTGCATTAATAACAAATCCAGCAACATCTGATCCATATGGTTTCTTAGCACGTAATTCGGAAAAAGTAACAAGCACACATTATTTTGTAAGAGTAAAAAATGCAGAATATAATTTTTCAAATAATCCTTCATATGTTACAGGTAGTGTTGGTCAACTTGCACAATCAACATTTATTAGTGATCCGAAAACATATATTACTACGGTTGGATTATATAATGATCGTCAAGAATTATTAGCAGTAGCTAAACTGTCAAAACCATTATTAAAATCATTTCAACGAGAAGCTCTTATAAGAGTAAAACTTGATTTCTAAAAAATAACATAATTTGAGCCCGTTATATTTATATGTATAACGGGTTTTTACTATATGGCTGAATCTAGAATGTCTTATGATGAAATTGATTATGTAGGAATATATCCTACTGTATTTAAAAAACTTGATTCAAGCGATGTTAAAATAAATGCATTTCAAGTATATAAAACATGGAATGTTATATCTGGTAGTTCTACTAGTAGTGCGTTGCCGTTAATTGGAATATATTCAGACAACAACGCTTTGCCGGCATTAGGAACTAATTTAACATATAATGATTCTGCTAATATTGATGATTCGTTACAGACTATAACATATTTTTCTGTTAATCATCAATACTATAAATATAAAAATCAACCAGCTTTAACATATGGTCCTACTGATTTAAATCGTACAAAAAAATATTTATATCAATCTGCATCAATATTATCATTTCCACAAATACGAATTGGGGAAGGTATAAAGCCAGCATCGTTTTCTTTAACTAGTAGTTTTTATTATGGAGGTATATATGGTTCATCATATTATGGAACAGGCTCATATGGGTCTCAAATCATATTGAATATTAAATCAGATCGATATGGTAATTTATATGATGCTACATTTAATACTGCGTCTATTATTACTAAAAATACATTTTATGAAGGATTTAATGAATATTTTGACATATCAAGAATTTCATATGAATCTGCAAATATTTTATATGTGCCTGGAGTCGTCACATCTACGGGTTATTCCGGACCTATAGGTATTTCAGCTCAATTTAATAGTAATGGATATATTCGTACGCAGATACAAGGAAATTACAATCGTGAAACAAATTATGCTGTTTCATTTTTTATATCAGGTGCAAACAGTACCAGTACAAATGAATTGATTATAGCAAAAGCATCTAGTTCATTAGCACCACAATATCCATTTTCAATCGAATTAAGTGGTAGCAATCAAATTGTTTATAAAATTGCAGGTAGCACGCAGTTTAAAACACAAATAACTTCATCAGCTGTTGCTAATACATGGACACATATAGTATGTCAAAAATCCGGTAGTAATATGCAGTTATATGTAAATGGCACATTACATGCATCGGCATCTAGTAATTTATTATCATTTATTACTTCGCCTTTTACTGCATCTGCTAGAATTGATAATGCTTCAGATTTATTTATTGGAGGATTCAATACTGCATCTATGAATTTACAAGGTAAATTAGATGAAATACGCATATACAATAAAGCACTTACTTCTGCAGAAGTTGGATATTTAGCAGATCGTACAGAAGGTGGCACGTTTTTACAAACAAATCATGTAGGTAACGTATTTACAAAACAAGGTATAGCAATTATATCATCTCCAGATTATCGTTTTAATAACGTATTGTATTTACCATATTCTGCATCATATAAAAGTACGGTAACATTATATGAAATGAATGTTACAGCTAGACTTGATTCGGGTGATTTTAATATGTCGACAAATTTAACGTTAACGGGTGATGATGATACAACATATCAAAGTTTTGTATCTGCTAGTTCATTTGCACCATATATTACTACTATTGGTTTATATGATAATGCTGGGCAATTATTAGCGATTGGTAAGTTAGCACAACCTATCCGTAAACGTGCTGATGTTGATACAAACTTCATAATACGATTAGATTTAGACAGGAATATATCATGATACAATTAAAACAATTGTTACGAGAAATGACAGATCCGGATTTAAAACGTTGTTTAGAAAAAATAAAAAACGGCAAATTTAAAATTATCGGAGCTGGGGACAATGGCCGCGTATATGAAATTGACGGAGAAGACAAAGTTTTTAAAATTACTAAAGAACGAGATGAATATAAAGTAGCAACGCGTATTGTTGATAAATCAATCGAATATTCAACTTTTATACCAGTATATTATGTTAATGGATCTGATATGTTTATTATGGCTAATGCTGAACCGTTACCTAACACGATGAAACGAAAAATTGATGCATTTATGCGTGATTATGCTGTATTTGCTAGAGAACAAGGTGGTGAAGTTTCTATATTTGAATTTACTGATCAAACAGATTCGATAAATACACAACTAAATAATTTTTTAAATTCATTGCAAAGTGATGTTGAAAAACTTGCTATACCGGAGTTTGATTTAGATTTAGATTTTAGATCAGAAAACATCATGATATGGAATGGTAAAATGGTAATGGTTGATTGGTGATGTATATTTAAATATATAGGAATTATAATTATGTCAAAAGTATTACAACGTATTATTGATAAGTTTATCATAGAGCAATTACATGTTGAACAACAAACTAACACAAATGATCCAATATGTGCTATGATTAAACAAACAGATTCGCAAAATACAATTCAAATTGGTAAACCAGGAACGAATCAACCAGGTGGACAAATACAAGCACAAACCGCATTAAGTTCTGAGAAAGCTATAGCAAAACAAAATGGCGCGGTTGATGCATTTATTATTGTAACATGTTTAAAAACTGGTGATAAATATGATGGTGCTTATATAAAAACTTTAATAACTAAACTATTTAAAGAATATACTAACAATATGCCGTGGATTCAATCATATGCAACTACAGAATATTTTTGTTTGTTGCCACAATTGTCAACACCAATTGACGATTCTATGATAATACCTGTTTGGATTTATTCACAGAAATATCAACCATGGACTGAACTCAACCCTGTCAATGGAAACAATACTAAAAAAACACCAAATGCACCTATAGAAATGCTGCAGTCCTTGAGTGACGTAACAAATAAAACATTTACTATTAAACCCCAAAATAATTCCGAATCATTTGAATTTAGCTTTAAAAACGATTTAAAAGATCTATATAAATTTATCAAATATGGAGACTCGTCTATCAAATGGCCTGGACTTGCGGATAAAAAGAGCGTAACATATGACGCAGATGGAAAAACTGTTGTTGCAACAACTTTAACATATAAACAATTACAACACTTCTTTACATACTTTTATAGAAAAATAAAACAATCAATTCAAAAACTAGCAAATACGGATGTAAATAAAGGAGGAAAACCATGGGTGGCTGATCTAGATTTAGGACAAATTAAAACGTTTTTACAGACTGAAGTAGACAGGTACCTGCCGACTTTTCCTTCGATTCCTTTTCAACGAAACCCGGAGTATGGAAAGGAACGCGTTCCTTTACCATTAGTTTATTTGAACGATATGATATACACATATAAAACTGTTCCTAGTCAATTTAAAAACATACAAAAACAATTGAAAAACAAATAAATCTTAATAATAGAATTATGCGTAAAAATCACTTTCACAGTGCAGGAAATTCGAAACGAGCAGCTGCACTTAAACATGGTTATAAATCTGGTCTAGAACATGTTATTGCAGATCAAATAACAGCAATGCCATATGATTTGAAATATGAAACAGAATCATTAAATTATATTGTACCCGAGTCACGTCATAAATATACTCCTGATTTTGTATTTACTAAACGTGATGGCATTACGATGTATATAGAAACAAAAGGCCGTTGGACTACTGCAGATCGCGTGAAAATGAAACATGTTTTAACATCAAATCCTGGAATTGATATACGCATGGTGTTTCAGAATCCAAATCAACGTTTATCTAAAACAAGCAAAACAACGTATGAAATGTATGCAAAAAAAATAGGCATCGTGCATGTTGCAAAAAAAGAAATACCGGCAGAATGGTTGTCCGAATGTTTGAAATCAGGGGAAGAGCCGGTAACAATTAAATCTTTTTTTAAATAATGGTTTGATTTTTAAATTATTTTTCATATATTCATTTATGATTAATGAAATTTATTTAATTAATAGATTGAATGAAATGCAATGTAATGAAATCGTTTGATCAGTAATGAAATGTATGTATCAAACATATATTATAATAATTAATATTATTTATTGGATTCGTTACAGAATTTCAATAATATAATAATATGAAGAATCTAAAACTGTTACAATTATTAGAATCAGTCTTAGGCAAAGGTAAACCAACTAGTGGTGATAACATTGCATTCTTCTCTCCATTTGTTTCGCACTACAAACCTAAATTAGAAATTAATATTCATACAAATCATGCCGGAGAAAATACATGGCATTGTTGGATATCTGATAAAAAAGGACGTAGCATTGCGTCTTTATTTAAACAACTCAATCTACCAAAAGAACGTTTCGAACAGCTTAATCGAATAATTGAATTTGCAAAATATAGAAACGTAAAATCAGAAACCGCAACTCAAGCATCAATTCAAATACCTGCAGAATATGCACCACTTTGGATTAAAAAAAATACTCCTGATTATCGCAATGCAATTCATTATTTAACACAACGTGGTGTTACTGTATTTGATATTTTAAAGTATCGTATTGGATATTGTGAAACGGGAGAATATTCTGGAAAAATAATTATTCCTAGTTATGATGCTAACGGCCAACTCAATTATTTTGTTAGTCGAGCATTTTACAAAGCAGACAAACAAAAACATAAGAATCCAAAAATTTCAAAAGACATCATTGGATTTGAATTGTTTATAAATTGGGCAGAACCAATCATACTTTGTGAAGGTGCATTTGATGCAATTGCAGTTAAACGCAATGCAATACCACTTTTTGGTAAAATAATACAACCAGCTTTACAAAAGAAAATTATAGAAGAACGCGTAAAAAACATTTACATATGTTTAGATGCAGATGCTTTAAAAAATGCGTTAACCATCGCCGAACGTTTTATGGCTGAAGGACTTAATGTACATTTCGTTGAATTGCAAAATAAAGATGCATCTGAATTAGGATTTCATCAGATTACTGAAATTATAGAAAATACTGACTTGTTAACATTTGAACGTGTTATGGAGTTAAAAATGGGACTGTTATGGACATAAAACGAATTGATAAAATATTTCACATTTCGGATATACATATTCGTACTTTAAAACGACATACTGAATATCGTCAGGTATTCCAAAATTTATTTGAAACAATAAAAAGTCGTGCTACCGAAAATAGTGTAGCTGTCGTTACTGGCGATATTGTTCACAGCAAATTAGATATGTCACCTGAGCTAGTACAAATGCTAGTAGATTTCTTTAATGGATTTACTATACCTACCATTGTTATTTTAGGTAATCATGACATGAACTTAAACAATATGCATCGCGTTGATGCAGTAAGTCCAGTACTAGATGTTATACGGAATCCAAACATTCACTTTGTAAAAGACAACGGCATATTTGAATTTGGTGGAGTAACATGGAATCATATGGCAGTTGACAAAACACCTGCAGAATACATACGAGCTAAAGACTTTGAAGCTTCATATAAAATAGCATTGCACCATGGGGCTGTTAATACTGCTAAAACGGATATTGGCTATCAAATATCTAATGAACATGTAACTACAGAATTATTTGAAGGACATGACATTACATTGCTAGGAGATATTCATAAGCCGGCACAATTTCTAGATGATGCATGTACAATTGCATATCCCGGCAGTTTGATTCAGCAGAACCATGGCGAAGCATTAGATCACGGAATACTTGTTTGGGATATTGAAACTAGATCTGCAGAATTTGTTCAAATAGAAAATGATTACGGTTATGTTACTTTAGAAACTCAAGGAGAAAAAATAGTTTCACATCCACACCGAATGCCACGTAAACCTCGCATAAGAATCAAGTTCAATGGCACTAGTGCAGCAGATATGAAAAAGCTTATTGCAACAATACGTAAAAAATATGATGTACAAGACATAACAATTCAACGTACAATTGAACAAGCAAATTCTTCAACTTTATCAAATCTAGCAATAGGCAATGTTCGAGATGTTGAATATCAAAATACATTGTTAACTGATTACATTGATTCACACTTTCCTCAAGCAACGCCAGAAGAAACAGATGCAATACGTCACATTAACAGAACAATTAATTCCAAGCTTCCCGCAGTAGAATCAATTCGCCACGTAACATGGCATCCTGTATCATTTGAGTTTGACAACATGTTTTCATATGGCGAAGGCAACGTGTTAAACTTTGAAAATTTATCAGACGTTTGTGGTTTATTTGCAGCAAATACTTCCGGTAAATCATCTTTGCTTGATGCAATAACATATACTATATTTGATAAATGTAGTAAGACGGGCAAAGCTAATGAAGTTTTAAACAATAAAAAAACATGGTTTCGAGGTGTATTTCGTTTTGAAATGAATGGTGTTATGTACACAATAGAACGAAGAGGAACACAAAATAAAAAGAAAGAAACACACGTTAAAGTTGATGTTGATTTTTATACTGATGCAGAAAATTTAAATGGAGAAGAACGAAGCGAAACAAATAAAAACATACGTCGTTATTTAGGCACCTATGATGATTTTATTTTAACGGCATTTTCATTGCAAGCAGATAATAATAATTTTATAGAAAAATCACAGAAAGAACGAAAAGACCTACTTTCACAGTTTTTAGACATTACGGTGTTTGAACAACTATATCAACTTGCAGCTGATGAAATAAAAGAAACAGCGGGTCGTTTAAAAGATTATAAAAAAACAGATTTTGCTGATTTAATTATAACAGCTGATACGGTTATATCAGACAACCAAGAAACAATAACTGCATTAGAACAACAAGAAGATGTTCTGCAAGATCAACGCAATACTCTGCAAGAACGTATTGTTGAGCTTATTGAAACAAAGATGCCAACTACATATAATGGGCCTG